ATCCATCTTATATCTCCTATTGAGGTTAGAGGGGGATGCAACTCCCCCTCGTCAATTATTACACAATGTGTTCTGCAACTAGTTTAGAACCGGTGAATTGAGCAGCACCCTTGACTTTGGTATCAAGTGCAGTTACAACACCGAGACCCACTGTCTTTGAACCTTTAGGCATATGCAACACAATATCATTGACTGCAACTTTGCCATTTTCAATAGTATAGCTGCGTTGAGCATCACCACTGAAAGAAGTCACACTGATGGTATAAGGCATAATCTCTTTTACATCATCAGGAGAGACAACGACAATATTGCCAGTGCCTTTGATCTCCATAACAAGTTTGTTTTCAGAGTTCATTGCCAACTTATAACCATAAGCGGTTTCAGAGCCGAGTTTAATTTCATACAATTCGTTCATGTCATCTTCCTTTTGTGCATATTTCCAAGTAATGTTGATTTGTTTTGGCGGGTCAGTTAAATACCATTTAGTTTCTGGTTCCATTAGTTCACCTCATATTCAAACACCTGTGTCTCATATCCTTGACTTTGATACCAATCAGCAATATATCCAGCGATCTTTGCGTCATACTCGATTTTCTGACCAATCTTCAATAGCCCTTCGTAGATAGCGATAACATACTGTTTCATCATGTTCTCCTTGATCACAATTTATTATACAGCATATTGAAAAATATGTCAAGCAGAATAATTCGTGAAGATGCGAACAACCTCCTCGAGGTAGTCCTTGCGCTTCTTATGAAACACTTGCGGTTCGTGGTCATCTACTGAGATTAGAATGACAATATCCGGACACACAATACCAGTTCGCTCTTGTAACATAAGAGAATAACAAGTCGCTTGCAAAAAATAATTCTTGATCCATTCTTGCTTCTTTGGTTTTCGTGATGTCTTAAAGTCAATGATAGCAGGGCTGCCATCCCAATCTGCAATAAGATCGGTGCGACCTGCTGTCTTTAGACGCTTTGAAAATAGAGGGTATTCAATGCCAAGTATGTTATCAACTCGGCTATCAAGATATGGTTTGATGTTATTCCGGAAGTCATAAAGATTGATTGGCATCGCTCCAACATGATAGTCCTCCTTATTCATTAAATAATCTTCGGCAAGTTGATGGATCGCTGTTCCGCGATTACTTGCTTGAGTTGTGATTTTATTTGCTTCTGCTTCACCAATTCTTTTACGCCATTCGTCTAGATGACCTTTGTCGAGTGATGAAAGCACTGTAGTGACAGACGGAACAAGAGAACCATCTGGTAATAGATAGCGCCTTTGTCCCGTCTCATAGTTAGCTTCTAGTTCTATTTTATCAATAAACTTATGATTAAAAAGTTTATGTCGTGATTCCAAGTTTGTGCTTAGCAATAATGTATTCCTTCACCAGTCCTGAACGGACAATATCCTCTACTTCAAATTCAACATAATCGAAAGAATCCATATTGTCAAGTATTCTCATGAAATTTCTCAAACCTTCTTTATCTTCACCACGAGTAAAATCTGTTTGACGTCCGTCACCACAGAAGATTACACGACAATTCTCACCTGCTCTAGTAATAACTGAATCTAGTTCGTGACCAGTCATGTTATTAATTTCATCAACAACCATAATGCAATTTTCAAATGTCTCGCCACGCAAATAAGAAGTAGATAGAAATTCAACAACTCCCTTTTGCTTTAATTGTGCATAAGCATTTGCAGTTCTAAACATCTTCGAAGCGTTTCTAATATAGGGTGCTTCATAAACTGCTTCTTTATCTTGCTTTTTACCAGGCAAGAAACCTTGATTTCTTGTTGGCACTGTTGATCGTATGATATAAACCTTCTCATAAGGTGTTTCAGACGATAGCACATCCTTAATCGCAAAGTGCATTCCTAGATAAGTTTTACCTGTTCCTGGCAATCCATGTAGAAGTAGGTTATTACCTGCTTTATATGAACGATAGGCATTCTTTTGATTTTCAGTCAAAGGTCTAAAGTCATCTAGTGTTAAAGAATATCTTACTTCAGTTTCGGGTATTTCTACACCCATCTGTTGCATCATTCTTTTTTGTTTGCGGGTCAAGCGTTTCTGCTGTAATGTTTGTTGATCCATTCTTTCTTCTTTTTTATTGTTATTGCATTTAGAAAGTATTGATAGTACTACGTGAGATCCCCCGTTGTGATTTCTTTTTAATTTCTCGAAGAACGTCTCTAAATCCATCATCAGGTTTTGTTTTTGACGCACCCATTGCTGAACTAGCCATTCCAGGAAACCCATTCACCATTCTTTCTATATGCGGGTTTTCCACGAGATATTTATCCGCTGCGGAAATACCCATGAATTCTTCCCATTGCTCGCCCGTGTCTTTATTCTTAAAAAGATAAGTTGGCACTAGTCATAATCCCTTCTCGAGGCTCTAGTATCGGTTTCAGCAGATTCGTCTATTGTGACGTTCTTTTGTTCCCATGCAATGCGCTTAGCAGCACGGCGCTGCTCCCATGTATTAAGACGGCTACGCTCATCTTCATAACTATCATCAAACCACTTGCTTTGTTTAGATTTACCCATTAGATTAGACCCGGAAATGCCTCATTAACGATTGCAGTAGTAATACCTTTGACTGGTAACTTTTTGTCTTTTATTGTTACTAGTAAATTAGCATCATGAGGATCAATTGATTCTAGCAATCCGATGAAAAGTGTTTCTCGCTTTAGTGGTGTTAGAGCGGGATTGCCACCTTCAATAAATAAATATAGACGGCGAGCTTCATGATACAACATTGACTGCTGATCTAGATATGGAGCTGGTTTATAGGGGGGTGCTCCTGGCGGCAATGCCCATTTGACTGCGGGATCAAGCGCATATTTCAAAACAGTTCGCAATGCCGACGAGTCATTCTTACGAAAGACGTTGATTTTTTCTTCTTTAGTTTTTTGTTCTGATACCATTTTCAGAACTTCTGCAATGCCTAAACGCATTAGAATTCTCCAATTGATTCCATTAAGTTTCGCAACTTGAATTGCACAAAATAGTTAAACAGTTTACTGCGACCCTTGCCTGATTGGGTCTCATATTGATTTATGATATTCTTTTTGATCTCTTCTGGAATGAAGTTGAGATCAATCAATTGCTGATTGCGCTTATAATTACGCAACAAGTTATCATCACCAAATGCTTCAGGTAGCATCTGCAACCACTGTTCAAGTTTCTTTGTGGTAACAGGTTTCTGTCTAGTCCCAATTACAAAGCAATTATCGGGTGACAATACATTAGGAACACCATCACCTGCGTCACCACGCAAGATATGCTCTTTAGTATATTGGGCTGGATTATTGTGCGAAACATATTTCTTCCGAATAGGATCGAATTGTTTTACATTTAGGAATTGCTGTAGTTGAATGAAGTCCTTATCTGCTGAAAGAATCAGAATAGGCTCCATCATGTTATTGCCGAAGTGTTGAACAAGCGAACCAATAACATCATCCGCTTCTGCACCATCAACATCAATAATGCGATAGGGAAAGTATTCAGTCAATTCTGCACGGATCATATGCAGACATTCGAATACAGCTTTCCAATCAAGATCTGATTTCTCACGATCTTTTTTGCGACTTGCTTTGTAATAGGGGAAGATATCTCGGCGCCAATAGCGTTTATTGTCGCAAGCAATGACGAGTTCGCCGAAATCTTCTTTGAACTTCGTCATATACATTCTAATGGAATTCAATACCATGTGACGAATCAAATCCGGTTCAATTTTGGTATTGGTATGTGAACCTAGACTCATCATAAGGTTCGACAGCATCACTTGATTTAGGTCAAGAATAATCATTTCAAAATCAGGTATTCAAACCTGTTCCTCTGTTGTTTCATCATCATTTTCGTCGCCCACACCTGAAAATATCACAGTTCCATCGTCTTGTAAAGTAAATAATTGATCTGCCACGACCTGTAAGGGATAATCCATCGAATGATATTTATACAGCATGGATGCTATTGCCTCGAATGCTAGCGCAACATCTTTGACATAGGATCCATCTTCTGGTGTGAAGTTAAATCCAGATATTGCTAAATTGTCAAATATGACTTCTGCAATAATAGCCATTGTCTCATCAACATGGACATGTCTGACATTTTCTAGATTGTCATGCACTTCATCCAATGATTGAGGAGGACTGCCTCTTTTTTCTTTTGGGAACTGAACTACGTTACTCAAAGGAAACCTTTCCGCTGTTAGAAACAGCTTTTAATTCTTTTGCATTATATATCCAAACTGATGTATTAACAGGCAAATTTTGCTTATGGTAAAAAGGACCGGAGTGTGTGTTCTCCGGTCCTATGTAAATTTTATCAAAAAAATTCTTTTGCATTATGTTCTATATTCAAACATCTGCCCTGAAGTTTTTACAATTTCTGTCGAGTAATCCTGCAACGAATTTAGCAATGCTAACCATTGTTGCTGTAGCATTTCCCAATTGTAGAATACATCAGCGTATGCTTTTTGGGTTAAAATTTTGCTATTATAACTTTTCTCGTCCATTCCTTTAACTTCTTCAATAGTAGCTTTCAGGACTGTATAGAAAATATTTGCATGATCTTGCGGGGTATCTTGAAACTGATACATATGTGTCCAATTGGCGGCAGTTTCAGACAATGCACCAAAATTCGAATGAACGCATACAAGTCCTGCACTCATTGCTTCCATTAGGCATATACAAGAAGTTTCTGCCCAAGTTGACGGATATGCAAAAATATGCGAATCTTGTAATGATCTACGCAATTCATCATTAGAAACTGTTCCGTGATAGTTGATCTTAGGATGATCTTCTAACGCTTTAAACAAGTCCTTGAATGGTTTATCACGATCATCCCATCCATATAATTTAAATGACGAATAAACGTCAAGTTCAATGTTGTCATATTCTTCTGCTAGTTTAGCAAAAACAGGATAAAGAATATTCAAACCACGATGCGGTGTTGGTGTATATACGAGTTTGATCTTTGAACGATCTTTCTCTTTCCATTCGATGGGTTCAATTCCATTGCGAACAACAATACACTTTGACCATGGAATGTTATAACGTTCAATATATCCACGCATCTGCCAATTAGAAGTAAATACAAGTTTATGGAAACGTGACCATCCGCTATTAGCAAGATGTTCTGATTCAGGATCACCCGGAAGATCATGCAACCATAGAACACGCACATGCTTGTCAGAGAGTTCTTCATGCACTCTTGACACAAAGATTTGAAACTTGTCTAACAACTCTGTCGGAATTGCTTTTGCAAGTTTCTCTTTCATCAACTCAGTTCCGCCCTTTGCAGATCCTGAAAATTTATCAATTGCAATTGGCATTACAAATACTCCGACACAAGAGTCATCTCAATTACATTGTCAATGCGGAATGAACGCCAACCTTCTGACTCAATGTCATATACAGCAACGACTTCATCATTACCTTCATGCTGACGTTTAACTAAAGTTGTAGGTTCGCTTACTACCGCAGGAATCAAATCTTCACGCAATGTGCAAAGCATATCACGAATATCGCCATTTACTTTTTTGAATTTAACACGAGCAACATTGCCCTTCAGAAAAGTATGGTACGCGCTTTTTGATTCTTTAAATTCTTCTAGTGTCATGCTGTTTCCTTTTTGTAATGTTCCATGAGATCAGTATAACCCCCAATCAACATATTGTCAATAACAATAAACGGAAATGTCGTTTGAGGTGCAAATTTTTCTAGAACAAATTCACGATCAAAATCTTCATGCAATTTACGTTCTACATATGCAACACCACGAAGTTGTAGTTGTGATTTTGCCATTGCACAATAGATGCATTGCTCTTTAGTATAGATTTCAATCATGCCTCGACCTCTTTTTGCCCTTTACTCATGTGCTTGAGGTTCGTAATATAATCTTTGCCATTAACAGCAATACGAGTAGAAGAATGCACTTTAGTGCCATCTTTGCTTACATTGGGCAGAGACCATACAATGTTCTTGCCTTGCTTAAGCGCCTTAATCTGGTTAAGCAAACGCTGACCCCCATCGGTATTCGGAGTCTTAATTGAAGACATACGCTCACCTTTAGAGGTGTAGGTTTTACCAGAAGATTTCTTAGCCAATTTATCACCTTATGTTTATGAAAGAAGAATGGTGCTCCCGGAGGGACTCGAACCCCCAACCTGCGAGGTAGAAACTCGTGACTCTATCCATTGAGCTACGGAAGCATTTAGATGCCAAGCAAACGTTGAATTTCACGCTTGTCTTGTGGAAGGGTATTACCCGCTTCAATATGTTCTTGGAGCTGCTCAAAATAGAATGCAGCAAATGATGCAGGTTCATCCGCAGATTCTAAAAGTTCTTTGCAAGTACGAAAGAAGATTTTCAATTTCATCTCTTTCATATCATCACCGAGAGCAGCGCGGTGTGTTTTACCTGGTCGTTGATTACTCATCATATCACCATTGTATTATATATCAAGGGCAATGTCAACCGCCCTTAAAGTTTATTTGCAATTTTTGCCAGATCTTCGATATTGACAGGGTAATAGTCAGTATGTTCTACGCTGACGCAATGATGGAATTGTGAAGGAGATTCGTTTTGGTGAATATGCCCGTGAACATTCAGCATAGGACGAATTGAACCGCCGCGACCTTCCATTACTGTAGATTCATGCACTGGAACGTGAGTCAACAGAATGTTAAACTCTTTGAATACACGCCACAGCGATGTCTTTTGGAAATGACCTTTACCAACAAAGTGTGATGGTTCATCGTGGTTACCAAAGATCAGACGCTTTGAACCATTCATGCGTGGCATGTGTTTATCCATCCATTCTACTTTGTTGTCACCGAAAACAACATCGCCCAGATGATATACTTTATCGCCAGGTTTAACAACTTCATTCCAACGCTGGATCATGTGTTCATTCATTTCTTCGACAGAACTGAATTGACCACGAACTGCTTTACCTACACGATCTTCGAACTTCAGAATGTTGGCATGGTTGAAATGGGTATCAGAGATCACCCAGATGTTCTTTGTCATCGCATCACCTATTTTTCATCATAATCATTTATCGCATATACGTTAAAATATGTCAAGGGGGAACTTTCGCTCCCCCTTGTTTTTAGTAATCGTATCGAGCAGCCATGATGGTCTTTCGCATGATACCTTCTGGAGTAAACTCATCCATGTTCGCAGACAGAACGCTTTTAACAATAGAAGGGCTGAAACCTGATACCATGGCGACACCTCGCGCATCCATCTTCACTGGGACATTGTCCGCAGCATTTAGGTTCCAGTATACGATTTGAGGCATCTTATAACCTGCTGCTTCATACTTCCGTGCAATCATCTCTTGTGCGGAATCGTCGTAACGAGCGCAAGAATCAAATTGCATATCCGAAAGGATCAACAGCATTGATGGCATTTCTTCTGCAGGGACTTTACCATTAACTGCAACATCAAGGATCTTTTGGATCGCTGCATTGAGGTTGGTATTCATTTGCCAAGAAACTTTGACCATTTGATCAATCTTCTCAACAACATTACCCTTAAGATGAACAAGTTCTGGATTGCCAGAGAAAGTCAAGAAGGTATCCTTGAACTTACCCTTGTTCTTATCTGCAAGATACAGACCCAAAGAAACCGACACATCAAGACAAGTAGTTTCTGATTTAGAACCATAACCACCTGCTTTGCAAGTCATAGAGCCCGATACGTCCACAATAGGCAAAATGTTCGCATCACCAACAAAGTTAGGCATAGCCTCCCATTGTGCAACGATGTGGTTCAAGTTTGCCTTATCATACTTTACAGAACCATAACCCGCAGGTCTGATCAAACCCTTCAATACGTCATACGGATAAACCGCACCGGCATTGACCTTTACGGTCTTTGTGACTTCAGGATCAGTAGAAACAAGCTTTGCAGCCCATTCCTTATATGCGTCAGTATGACGAGTAAACGCCTTCTTATAGCGTGCAGACGCCACAGAAGGGACGTGGTTGAAATTGATTTCATCCCACTTGTTAGCGCACATATCTTGCTCAACGACCTTAGTCAATTCAACAAGACGCTTGCGATAAAACTTAGGTGACCAGCCCAAGTGAGCGCGCAATGCAAGTGATACTGCACCCTTACGAGGCATCCACTTTGCACATAGACCATTGCCAGCGTCAAGCGCTGCCTTTACAAGGTCAAATGCAAATGCTTGCATTTCTGCAGTCTTGAATACGAGGATGTCATCCCAACGACCGATCTCTGGGACCTTACGGGCAAGAGACTTTGCGGTGTCAGTATCACGAACCTCAAGGTCAATCAACACATCGCGGAAGATCTTACGCTCACCAGCACCCTCACGAGCGTCACGCGCCCATTGAGCAATACGAATTGCATAATCACGGTTTTCCACGAATGCTGCAGTAAAGTCAGGGGTAATGTTCTTACCACGAGACGCACCGATCTTGAAGAACAGATCAACTGCAGCAGAAGAAGACGACTTACGAGACTTCATACCATTTGCGGTACGAGCGTCTTGATTTTTAACGGCATTCACAAAAGAGTTCATTATATTTTCCTTTTCACAGATTCATAGGGTTTGCTTATCGAGCTATTGTAGGCGGAACTGAATCTAAATTCAGCAGGTTACGCATTTACGGAATCGAACCGTTAGGTTTTTTGATAAAAAAATTGCCACCATGGCGTGTAAGGTTTGCTGTAGGTAACCTAAAAGTCTACGGGATGGGCGAGACGTAATTAATTTTACTATCGTTTGCAGACCTTTTAAAACTCATCTGCCGCGACATTGGTTTCACCTATGCTATATTCAGTTTCTACTGACAATATCATGTATTCTCATGCAATATCCAGAATTAACTCTGGCGTTTTGCTCGATCCCGAAGGATTTAAGTCGAGCTGTGCATGATCCCG